CCTTTATCTCTTCCATGTCTTTAGTCATTTTGTCCATGTCAGTTTGAAGGTGCCTTATATCTGCGCTATGAGTAGCAAGCTCTCTCACTGTTTGCATAGCTGGATCATCTTCTCTACGATGCTCCATGACTTAGCCATAAAAGGCTGTGACGCCAGTTGCAGAACCAACACTAAATGTTAAATAGATACTAGTAGGGTATAGTATCCCTTCGCCGGGAATGGTCATAGAAAAAGAGTTTGGGTTTGCGTTACTTGGTATGTCCATCTGAAATAATATAGTCCCTGATGCACCGCCGTCTCTAAACTCAAATGTAGCTGCTGTACTTATACCGGGCGATATTATAAACCCTTTAAGTCTAGTTCTATCGGCATAAATACTACCCGCTGCACTTAAGTGTGTGCTTTTTACATCTGCTTGCATAGACATAATTAATCTCCTAAAGTTTAAAGAAAGGGGCTTTCACCCCCATCAGATTAATTATGCAGAAGTAGGAACTTCAGAGCCAGCAGATGTTTTTTGGGCATACTCAATAGTAATATACCCAGCACCTACAACAGCAGTAGTACCCGCCATAGTTACAGTTACTTGTACATCAGAAGTACCGATGTTATACATAGCAGTTAATTGAGCGCCTGAAAGAGTAAGAGCTTGACGACCTGCAGGCGCAGTAGTAATAGCAGTAACGTATTTACCAGCAGTTGTACCATCACCTACAGCAAGAGTAGAACTAGTAGTAAAAGTGGTAGTAACATCAATATAGATGTTTAAGATTTGTGCGCCAGCTGGCAACACAAAAGGAGTAGTAGTAGCTAAGCCTAAAGCTGCAGCTTGGCTTAAGATAACAACACCTGTGTTGTCGATAGTACCTAGAGTAGTACCAGTAGTATTTTTAACAGTACCTGAACGAACTGGACCAGTAAAAGTTGAGAATGCCATATTTAATTCCTTAGTGCACGTTTGCCTATCGTTGTGTGCGAATCTGCTGGGGCAGTCGAGTAGGCAGTTAAATTAATCCCCAGATTTACAGTTCTTATAGCATTTATTTTAGGGTGGTGTCAAATGTATTTTTAGGCAAAAGAAAAGGGGCCGAAGCCCCTTCCCTAAACTACTAGTTTTCTAAGAGAACTTAGGAAGAACCTGCAGAACCAAAGATACCTAAAGGATCACTAAAACCGAACGAGTAGCGTTCACGGGCCTTGTATCTACTATTTCCGGTGTCAAAGTCACTGTCCATAGAAGTAGCTAATGGAGTTCTAACAAAATGTTTCAGACCGTTAGGAACGTCAGTCATCAAGAACCAAGCATTTGTATCAGTCAACCAAGGGTTGATAGTATAGCCGCCCGGAATTGAACCGTTGTTCTTAAGAGCATTAACATCATTGTCGTTAGTACCAACACGCAATTCAGTTTCTAACAAACGAGTTGCTACGAATTGAAGAGCAGGAGGAAGTACTAATTTTTTAGGTTTAGCAGCAATCAATAAGCCACGTTCATCAACCCATAAAGAGATTTGAATAACAGCATTTTCCAATGAAGTTTCGTTCAAATCAGCAGGTGTTGCTGGTACGTTAGAGATTGTTGATCCATAAACTAAAGGATGTGCACTGTTACATAAAGATTTGCCGTCACCACCAGTAAAACTAGTGTTAAATGCATTGTTTAGTACAGCAGCACCTTTAACTTCTTTGGTGTAAGCCATAGCTCTAGCCAAAGCTTTTGTATAACGAGCAGACAATGAGTCATACAAGTTATCTTCAATAGCTTCTTCAGTTAAAGAAAAGCCTAAAGCAATAGTTTCGTGGGTATAGCGAGTTGACCAAGCTTCTTGCGCATTGTCATACGTAATAGCAGAGCCTTCGTTTTTAACCGCAGCGGCACCAAAGCCAGACAGTTTTTGTTCTTCTTCAAATGAACGATCAGACGATTCAGTTTCAAAGATTTCTTTATATTTCTCACCGTAACGCTCATATTCTAAACCGAATAAAGCGTTAAGACCGGGGAGAAGTTCTTTTAGTAGTTGCGCGCGTGAGATAGCAGCCATTAGTTAAACTCCTTAAATTCCAACAGGGTTGCGGTAAGCATGACCACCAACGACAGTAATATCCACTGCTGAAACAGCAAACGGAGTAGTACCTGATTGAGTCACAGCCGCAGTCATAGTAGGTGCTGTATACGCCACGAAAGCTTCTACAAACGTACCATCAGATAATGCAGTTTCTTGAACCATGCTAATAATGCGCAAAGGCAATGTAGCAGTAGTGTTTTTAGAAGCCAAATTAACTGAAGTGGCGCTATTACCAGTAGCTGTATTAACACCATCAACTATAGAACCCGCATTAGCTGTTACAAAATAACCTACGTTTTGACCAACATCAGCCGATGTAGCAGCACCAGAAGTGTATGCAGTACCAGCGTTAGTCAAGTTGACTTTAAATAAAACTAATGGGTCATCAGCAACAATAGCAATGGCGTCAGATGCAGAAGTACCTGTAGGCCAGTATTGAGAGAAAACTTTATATTTTAAAGTTGGGTCAGTGTAAGAACAACCAAGGAACACACCGATAGGACGAATAGCCCATGCAGTTTTAGCGCCAGTAGATGCATCAACACGTTGAACAGAACCATCAGCAATCAATGATACTGCATCGCCATAACCAATGTTTTTTGCGTAGCCAGAAGCAATCGGTAAGTACCGAGTTGCACCAGCATAAACTCGTCCGCCTTCTAGGGTATTCGGAAGAAAACCGTAGGGACCAATATTAGCAGGATATGCCATAAAAAACTCCTAATTTAATTTAAATAGTTCCTGTTATCAGGAACCACGACCAAAAGATACTTTAGATGACTTCTCAGAAAAGAGAGGCATCCGAGGATCATTTTCTCGGAGAAAGTTGTTATCAACTGATTCTACCGAAGCTCTAGACATATTTGCGTAGTACTCCTTACGAGCGTTTGAAGTCTCGACAGTCGTCTTACATAAAACAAGTCCACCAATTTCAATCAACCCTTGGGGTTTTAAACCAAAGGCCGCAAAGTCAGCCATCATCTCAGGATGATCTTCAGCTTGACAAGGTACCCAACCCTCTCGTTTAGCCTTAGCCATATTAGCGGGATCAGCTTGACCCATCATAGACACTCTTTTCCAGTGGAACACATAACCGTCTTGTGGATCAGGGGAAGGTAAGTCATGAGCTGGCTTCCAAGATACCGGACGTACTTCTTTTTCACGTGTTTCTGTAGAGCGTGGGGCTCTGTCAATTTGTAGATTAGCCATTGAGATTTTGCTCCTTTATTTTATACTTTGCATACAGTTCAGGTGTTATACCTAATCTTTTTGCGATTGCGATTTCAGAATTGTTTAGTGCGACTTTTCTTGGTGCAGTAGTTCTACCTACCGATGCCACAGGTGACGATTTCTTTCTGTCGAAGTTTTTTGGGAATATTTCCCTTATGCGGGAGTCTACTCGCTGATAATATTCATCAGAGGTAGGGTCTACACCGGATTTAACCAGTTTTTCGTGCAGTCCATAAGCGAAGGCGGTCATCTCTTCATCTTTACCAAACCACGGGTTCTTTCCAGCCCAATCTATGGCTTTATAATCCTGTGGTGGCGCTTCTGGTACTGATTGTTGAGGAATATATACATCATTATTTTGTTGTTGTAAAGCTTTTTGTGGTACAGGTGAAACTAAAGTTGATAATTGTCTCTTTTGGTTAGACACTTCATTCAGTTCATCTTGTGCTTCCAGCACTCCATCTGTGTCTCCAGTTTCAAAGGCTCGGCGATATTTCTCTTGTGCCGCCTTATGAGCGAAGTCAAGTCTACCTGCTGCTTCTTTGGTGTACTCTTGGTGCCCCCAGTTAAGTGTACTCTTTAACTGCTCGTTTTCTGCAAGAATAGTCTGGGCTATACGAATAGCTTCTGCGTTCTGCCTTTCTAAAGCATCTTTCTCACGCCTAACATCGTGGTACTTATGGTTTATCTGGTCTATCCGCTTCTGTACTTTTTTAGAGTACGTCTCTAGCTCTTCTTCGTTATCGTCATCGTTAGCTTCAAGTTTCGGACGATCTCTATCCTCTTCAGGAGTATCATCAACAATTTCAACTTCTATGGCGTCATCATCGAAGTCCGTACTATCATTTTCATATTCTTCAGACATTAGTAAACCCTCCCTATACCTCTAGGATCAGATACTGTACCTTCAATCATATCGTCATTAACAAGGATAAACTCTTCCCCATCAACTGAAAAACGACTGCCTCTATAAGCACCAATTAGCACGAAGTCACCCTCTGTGCACCAAGGACCTGTAGGGAACTTTTCTGTATCCATGTAAGCCATAGGGCCTACTTTAATGACCATACATACAACGGCACCTGCTTCTTCTTTCTTTTTGAAAGAGTCTGGCATTTCGATACCACTGGCTGTTTTGTCTACTACTTTAGGCTTAATTAAAAGAAGTTTGTAACCTACTGGCTCAGGTAGTCTTTCTGCCAGTTTCTCACCCCTTTCAATGGTAGCTTCTGTATCTATATTTCCAATGTTTTCCGTACTCATTAATTGTCGTCCTCATATTTCTGCAGGTCTTTTAATCTATTAAGTGCTAGGGACAGACCCGATAAAGTCCCTACCAACTGCTTATAAGATGGATAGTCTTCTACCCGCCCTCTTGCGAGGGCATCAGTGTGAGCGGCTATTTCATCTTCAAGTTCTTTGCGCAGTACGTCTAATACTGTTGTCATTTGTTATCCCATAGGTGGTTGTTGTGGTGGCGCTGGGGGCATAGATGGTGGTTGTTGAGGCGCTGGTGCAGGTGGTGCTCCCTGTGGCCCTGCTTGTGGTGCGGCTTGCATAGCGTTTTGTGCGTTTATCTGCTGAGTAGCCATATCTAACCCTTTAAACAAACCTTGGACCTTAGCGTCTTCGCCTTGAACCATTAACTTAGCTTCGTTGTTCAACATCGCTATCTCTTTACTAGCGTCTATCTTCTTAAGCTCAATCTCTTTCTTATCATTAAGCTCTTGTTGTTTCAGTTGTAGTTCTTTTTGCTGCATCATTACTACAGGGTCTTGCGCTTGCTGTTGGGCAGTTTTTTGAGCTTGCTCAGCTTGGTTAGCTTGTATTAATTGTTTAGCAGCGTCAGCAGATAGCTTAGCTAGTTGTATCTCCATCTCTGGACTTAACTTAGCATCTTCTGGAGGAAGAGTAGTACCTAACTGAGTCTCTATACCACGGCGATATTGGAAGCCAACGTGTTCCATAATATGCGCCATTAACGCTTGTTTTATCACTGATGCTTGAGGATTTTGTCCCATAGCCGCTGCTATCTTAGGATCGTCCAACATGCTCTGGTGTACCGCTAAATGGGCATCATGGTCTTGTTCTATAAAGGCTTTGACAGGTTTAGCTTTAAGAATATTTACATTCTCTGTAACAGGGTCTGTCGGTACTTGGTCATCTTCAACAATAACAATCTTGTCTGCATCTTTAATACCCATAACTTCGAGCATTTGACGATGTAGTACAGGCAGGTTGTATATCTGTGGAGATTGTTGTGCTAACTGAATAGCCGCTTGGTACTGAATAATACGTTGCGCCATAGTACTGGCGTTAGGATCAGAGACTGGGATAATATCAACTTTATCATAATCTTCTTTCTTAGCTGTTGCAGGTGCATCGAAGTCCGGTAGGTAGTCATAAGCAGGAGCTGTATAGTCTCTTACCAACGCTGCAATCAACTTAAACTCTTGCTCCATTGATGCATGAACACGAGCTTGTACCGCTGACATTACTTTAAGGGTTCTTTCTAAGATAGCCAGTGTGGTGCCTACTGGTGCCTCACCGTTCATATTCTCTAGCTTAACATCAGCTACTGCAGCTAATCTACGACCTTCTTCTACTACGTTTTGGAGCAGTTGGAAAAGAGTTGCACTTGGTTCTTTGTATGGAAGCGGTAGAATGTTGTCTTTAATATTGGCAGAAGGGACGTCAACGTCTCTCCACTCACCGGGCATAATGGGAGTGTCGTCACCTTTAATCCTAAGACCTCTAGATTTCAGACCACCGGGCAAGTTAGATAAAGTCCCCGCATCAATTAACTGTCTGACAATAGAAGTTGCAGATTTAGCAAAACCACCAATAAGGTGAATAAGCCCATAGCCGTAAGCACCGAAACCGGGGATATAAGTATATTGTACAAAGTGTTGCTTAGCTTGTTTAAGAGGGTCATGTTCATCCCAGTTGCGCCTAATAGAAAGAATCTCTTGAGTACTGCTCTCAATAGTAACAATGTACGGCAGGGCTATGCCTGTCTCTTCTTCAGTCTCATCATCTATATCTTCAAAGCCAGCTAGGTCTAACTCAACCTGCATCTCTAGAAGTTTGTAACGGTTGTCATAAGTCGCTTTGTAACCACTTGACTCATCTTTGCGCTGTTGCACATCGTCTAGGTCTTTAGAGGGCTCACCTAAGTCTATATCTCTGTAGAACTCAGCGTATTGTAGCTTCTTAACATCGTTCTTGGTCTTACGCATCACATGGGTGAGGCGCTCTGCTGTACGTGCGTCTGACGCACCGTAAGGAATATAAAGGTCTTCTGCAGGTACAAACATACTTACCTGACGGTTCATAGAAGGATCAAAATACACTTTCTTAAAGGAAGCACCTGCTAAAGCTAGTGACCACAACATTTTCTCGTGTTCGGGTCTAAACTCTACCATCTTCTCAGTTAACTGGTAATTCATGTCTTCTACAACACGTTTAGCCGCTTTCTGAGTATCAGGGTCGTCTTTACCAATTATCTTGGCTTTTACAGGTCCTTGTGCCGGAAATGTCTCGGAGATCATCTCTGATTGAAAACGTATCGCCGCTTCTGTTAGCATGGGGT